GATAGTCATAACTATCTTTAGTAAAGTGATTCTTAAGAGCAAGATATTGCCTATAAGCATCTACTGGCATCATTTAAAAAATCAATTTTGCACGGGAAGTTTTCTTTAGAAAGTTAAGTTCCATTGCCTCATATTTAATCTTTTCCTTAAGTGGTTTTGAAATTAACTTAGGAACAGATTCTATATCAATACTATTCTTTTCACAGAAGTGAATGATAGCATCAATATAGTTCATATCTTCATTTGCTTGCACTAAAGATTCAATCTCCTGTGCAAACCGAGAAGGGCAAAAGAATTTACTCTCTAGTACTTTCTCTAACTCATTCTCCATTTGACCCAGTATTGTGATGTACAAATTCTTTGATGTAACGAACTAATAATCTAATATAATCGTCTTTGTTTCTTTTGTCAAATACTTTCACTTCCCCACCAGGAGTAACCATCAATGTAATAAGTTTTTTAACTACCTTACCTGTAAGTTCATAATATGCAGCAGCATAGAATGTCTCTTGCACAAAGTAATTTTCAATCCATGCTTCTGGTTTAATTTTTTCAGATGTCTTGAAGTCAATGACCGCAAGTTCACCTTCATATTCTGCTATACAATCTACTCTTCCTGCAAGTCCAAAATACTCTGAATAGAGTGTTCTCTCAATTGCATGAATATTATTTATCTTATCTAGATATGGTTTTGCATGATGAAACATATGTTTTGTCAGGAGTTGGTAATCACCCCAGTCCAATTCCTTGTTTTCAAGATAGTCTTGACAAACTTGGTGGAAATCAGTTCCTCTTGCTGTTGCCTTTTTAGTAATTCGATTTGCTTCTTCAATACCAACACGCTCTCTCCACTTAGAAAAGATTTGTCGGTTATAAAAAGAAGTCACCGAAGTAATAGAAGGCACCCAATCTCCAGTGGGAAGTTCATAGAGACGGATGCTTTCTGTTGTTTTACAATTTAGTTCAATGTCACCTAAAAAATTATGATGAATAAATGTCATAGATTCAATTCCGTTTTTGCAATTAGATATTCCTTACAGAGACCTGAACGAACAATATCTTCAACACCAAATTCAATAACATCAATAGAAGGCATGACATTTAGAATTCGCATGAAGTCAATAATACCATTCTTTTCTGCAGTTTTAACAAGGTCAGATTGTGTTGCGTCACCACAGAACATAATCTTAGAGTTTTCACCTACACGAGTAATGATACTATCAAGTTCATGAAAATTCAAGTTTTGAAATTCATCAACAATAATGATGCAGTTATCAAGAGTTGTGCCACGAATAAAAGAAGTACTCCAGAAACTAATTGTACCTTGAGTTTTAAGGTTTCCGTATAACATTTCAAATGCAGAATCATCTGGCATTTCAAACATATACTTTACCATGTTCTTATATGGAATCTGATAAAGAGAGGATTTATCCTCATGATCACCTGGCAGAAAACCGATTTCCCTAGTTGCCACAAGGGAACGTACAATATAAATTTTTTCGTATGGGGATCTTTCGTCAAGTACATCTTTCAATGCATTATAAAGAGTAATGAATGTCTTACCTGTTCCAGCCGCACCATATGCAACGATGTTTTGATCTTTCTTATAAGACTGGAATAAAAGTTCTTGATTATCTGTCAAAGGATCAATTACCTTCATTACATCAAGATTAATTGGTTTCTTCCTTTTCATTTGTCTGTTGCTCATACCAAAAGGAACTGGATTTTGGGGAGTGTTTCTTTTCTTAGTTGGCATATTTTTAAACTGGTTTTACTTTAGAACCTGGTGCTTTTGATGCTTTATGCAAAACATCATTCCATCCAGGGTGAGATTTACGCAGTCGGTCATAAACTTCGCCGACTTCTGCTGATGAAGGACAAGTGCTCGGATCAGACCAATCCCTTTCCCACTGTGGATTGTCTTGTTTCCATTGGTCCCAATCAAGAACACTCATTGTTACTTCTTTTTGCTCACCAGTTTCTTTATTAACTACAGGATAAGTTGGCAATTTGAACCTCCATTGTATATGCAGATATTTATTCGATAGTAATAGAAGGAGCATCTACACATTCAGGACATCCTTCACGAGTCCATCCAAGTGCTTCGGATACTGCAGGAAACTGACAGGTAAAGATACAACGTACCAGTTCAGCAATCTCCATGTGTTCCTTCTGTGTACCATGTGCAGAACGTAGATCGATGTAGTGAATCCAAGAACGCACAGAACCCGTCATATAGAGGCGTGTAGGGGTCGCTAGAGGCAATACGAACCTAGCACACTCCTTTGCTACTCCTTTCTCTAGAAGGCGGTTGTAGAGGCGCAGAGAGTGCTCAAAGTGAACACGAATATCTTCTGTCAAAGTCAGACGAAGATAGTCAGGGATGTCATCAATCGAGTTCTGACGATTCTTATCATCCTGACGACGAAGTTCTGGAAGAGGAATAGTCTTGCCAAGAAGAGTACTATCAGCATAACGCTGTGAAAATTCTTGATATGTAAATGACCTATGACGAAGGATTTGTGCTGCAATACCTCTTGTAGTATTAATCTCTACGGTCATCGAAGCTTGCTCAAAGATGCTCCAGTGTTGATGCTGGATACAATACTTTAGAAGTCCAGAGAACTTTTCATTCTCTTGATTAGCAGGATTACTTACACGAGCACAATATGCCATGTGCTTCTCTGCATCGGGTGTAACACTGATGAGTTTTACTTCTGGTTTCATAAACTCAAACTCAGTATAGTTTTCAATAGTCATCTAAATCACTATCCTCAAAAATTTCATCATAGTCGGCAAGGTGAGGAACTATATCCTCATAACTCATTTTATATGAGTCAACATCAGAATAGACCTCTGACTTCAGACATTCTACCAGAGATTCAAGGTTTCTGATGATTAACTTAAGCTTCTCTCTATCCATTCATATGAACGCTGACAAAGCTAATTATACACAAAAAAAAGGGAGGTGTCAATCCTCCCTGTCATATTCAAAAACTTTTTCAAACCATTCCACAAGATGAATACGATAACAAGACCAATAGCGACAACCACGATATGTTAAAAGATAACAAGCGGGACCTCTACTGTCCTTATCCATATCATCATAGTGATAACGGTAATTTTCCACTACCTATTGAGTAATAGAACTTCAATATATATGAGATAAATGAATGCTGTTGATGCACCTGCAATAGCTGCAATCATAGCAATCACTTTCCTGCTCCTGCGTTTGCTAGCAGTGCTTGGTGACGACGTTGCTCTTTTTGCTTCTGCTCTTTAATGAGTTGAAGCACATTGAGTTTTTGCATCACTTATGACCCTCTTTTACAAACTTAACACCACGATAGGTTTCGTTGTACTGTTGAGGTTGCTGCATCATTTGCTGCTGATACTCCAGACGCTTCTGGGTATCATACTCGATGCCGCGATATACTACTTTAGACATTAGGATTTCCTCCAAAGAAATGAGATTTTTAGGTCCCGTTCCTTCGGGCGGTTTGCGTCCCATTGGGATGAACGTTCCGTTCCGCCGTCCTACTTGCGTCGGATTTCTCCGATGAACGTAAGGTCATTATAGACCTATTCAATATATGTAGCAATTTTTTGTTGTAACTTGTGATACAATTTTATTATTTCTTAATCTCTTTGTCTCCAGTCATCTGGTTTATCTCCGCCAAAGAAGTCAATAATATCCTCCACACCATTGAAACGTGTTCTATGGTTTGATGGGTCAGGGTCTCCTAAGTCCAAAGCATTCATAAATCCATCAAGACTATCTTCAGTCATATCAGGATTAGCAGCACGGCGTCTTGCTTGTCTTAAAATAGTGGCAGCAGAGCGATTTGCTTTGGCAAGTTTCTCTGCCCAAATCATATCACTTAACTCTACTGATTCACCTTTTGCAATGCGTTCACAAATTGCTTCAAGGCGCAAACGATACTGAGTAGAGAGCATATTTAATCTCCGTATAGATTTATTTATCAATAAGGAAGTGATTTGAATCCATCCAAAACTTCCTGAAATCTTTCGGCACGACTTTTATGATGTTCTACATTTTCCTCAAGAACACTTACTATATCATCTAAGACGACATCAAGAGACGCATCTGTATCAAAGTATTTCTGGATAGCTTCGGCAAGATATCTCCGCCGAGTCCATTCCATACTGTAAGGTTTGTAGTCCATGATAAATTACATATTTGGATTTATTCTACATCCTGCTTCCTAGTATGTCAATAGTCAACGCTCAATGTAACTCAGCGTATGTTCTGTTGCATAAAGTTGTTGAATAATAATATCGCAACCAATCTTAGGGTTGCAATCACCACAAGTATAAACATCTACTGCAGCCTTACCTTCCTCAGGCCAAGTATGAATACTAATATGACTTTCTGATAGCAAACAGATTACAGTAACTCCCTGTGGTTCAAACTTCTTTGAGATAGTCTGAATCACAGTAGCACCACTAGCA